CCCTATTTAATAATATTATATAAAACTATAAAGATGTATCAGACTAAATTTACTTTTAAAACATATCTAAACTATTTATTTTCGGAAACCCAGGAGAATTCGTATGTCAAGCTTGCTGAAAGAAGCAATTGTCGATGCAAAAGCATTACGAGATGCTGCGCTAAAAAATGCAGAGCACGCTGTTATTAATAAGTATGCCGGCGAAGTCCGACAAACATTAAATGTCTTGTTAGAACAAGAAGACCCTTTTGATCTTGGTGGTCTGGAGGATATAGGCGATATGGAAATGCCAAAGCCTGAAGGCCATGACGAAGAATTTATTGAAGACACTAAGGAAGTCCCCTATTCAGCCACAAACGATCTCTCTGGAATGGAAGGTAGTCGTAATTTATCTGATATTCCAGCCACAGACGAACTGGCAGAGATAACATTAGATTTGGGTGCCTTAAACGAGCACGCCAAGAGTCTTCAGGAGAATTTTAGTGATCGTCTAGCCGCTGCTGATGATAATATCGGAGACACCATTGACGAGTACGATGAATCAGAGGAAGTTTCAGAAGAAAAAGAAAAGTCCTGGGAAGAATTGTTGGAAATGATGGCTGAAGATAGTGAACCTATTGAAGAAGTTAATATAGAAATAGAGGAAGAAGCTGAAGAAGAACTCTCAGAGGATCTTGCCGACGCTATCCTCGAAAAGCTAACCGTTGATATGGGAGCAGACTTGTCCGGTTGGGCAGGCAGAAGCTCCAAAGATGTAAAATATCAAATGGAAAAAGAATTGGCTCATCGTAGAAGTACAGATGAGAAAGAAGAATTGGAAAACTTAAAGAAAGCGCAAGAAGAATTAGTTTTTGAAAATAAAAACCTTAACAAGCGCATTAAGCATTACAAACAAGCAATCAACGAGTTTAAAGAAGGATTACAAGAAATTAATCTTTCAAATGCTCGTTTACTTTACACGAATCGTGTTTTGAGAAATACCTCCTTGAATGAGCGACAAAAAAATAAAATTGTCGAAGCTATTTCAAAGGCTGATTCTGTCCCACAAGCAAGAACAATATTTAATACTTTAGAAAGCACAGTAGAGGCTGCTCCAAAAAGCAGTCCACAATCTCTGAGCGAAGCTATTAATCGTCGTTCTTCAATCATTCGTGCGACTCGCACTGAGTCTGCACAACCAGTAGATATCTTCGCAGAGCGAATGAAGAAACTGGCAGGCATTAAATAATAAAATATTTTAGGAGGTATTAAAAATGTCAAGTATAGTTGAAAGGTTAACCGAAGGGATTATCCATAGAGATATGAAGGCCGAAGGCGAGGCACTTCTGAGAAAGTGGCACCGCACCGGTCTATTAGAAGGTCTTACTACAGACCGTCAGCGTTCCGCAATGGCGCGCTTATTAGAGAACCAAGCAAAGGAGCTTCTTCGTGAATCTTCCAGCATGAGCGCTGGCGATGTCGAAGGTTTTGCCTCTGTTGCGTTCCCTATTGTTCGGCGCGTGTTCGCCGGACTTATTGCTAACGATCTTGTTAGCGTCCAGCCGATGAGTCTTCCCGCAGGGCTTATCTTCTTCCTCGACTTTGTGTTCTCCCCGAATCTAGGTACGACTACCGATACTGGAGATCGTTTTGGTAACACTTACGATAAGTCAATTTATGGTACTGATCAGGTTGGTTCCCAGATTACCGGTGGTGTTGACCTTGTTGGGGGTACCCTCAAGGAAGACCTTTCTGGCCCGCGCACAAGCGCACGCGGTTATGCTTATGGCTCGCCGTCTGGTTCTGGCGATATTGTCAATGGCGACATAACACTTTTAGCGGCTTTCTCCCTTACCGGCTCTACCGAAGCACAGAGGCGTGACTATCTGAATTACGATCCAGATATTCTTGCTCTCTCCTCATCCGGCGCTGAGTACGGTATCGCTGTTATCGCTGTTCCGGGTACTAGTATTACTGGCTCTGTCAGTGGACAGCCAGCCGATTTTGATAACTTATCTGCGTTTGTTATTGAGCCGGCTGATGTTGTAGGCGTTGCCTCGACCGCTCGTCAGATTAGACGACTGACTCAGCAGACTGGCTCTGGTGACTCTGCCAATGTCCAGTTTGTTATTTTCGGTACCGACGACACCGATGTAGATATTAAGGGTGGAAGTGTTGCTGTTTCTGCACCAGTTACCGTTACTTTCCCAATTCGCGACAACATCGCTGCTGGATCTACAATCGGTTCGGTTGTTGGTCAGACGCTATGGGGACTTGAAGGTTCTGAGTTGATCCCTGAGATCGACATTAAGGTTGATAGCATTGCTGTCACCGCGCAGACCAAAAAGCTCAAGGCTAAGTGGACTCCGGAGTTAGGACAGGATCTTAACGCCTACCACAACCTTGATGCAGAGGTCGAGTTGACCGGTATTCTCTCTGAGCAGATTGCTCTTGAGATCGACCGTGAGATTCTCGCTGATCTTGTTAATGGTGCTACCGCTGGTACGTACTATTGGGCACGTTCACCGGGTCTTTTCGTCAACCGCACTACTGGTGCTGAGATTGGAGCATCTTCGGCTGCACCAGACTTCACCGGTACAGTGTCCGAGTGGTACGAGACTCTGGTTGAGACTATTAATGATGTCTCTGCTCAGATTCACCGTAAGACTCTTCGCGGTGGTGCTAACTTCCTCGTCTGCGGACCTGAAGTTGCCAACATCCTTGAATTCACTGCTGGGTTCCGCGCTTCGGTTACTGCCGATGACGAAACCGGTTCTGTCGGTGCCGTTAAGATTGGTTCCCTTACCAAGAAGTTCGATGTCATTGTTGACCCTTACTTCCTACGTAATGTGATTCTGATCGGACGGAGAGGATCTTCATTCCTTGAGAGTGGCTATGTTTATGCGCCTTATGTGCCGCTACAGACTACACCCACAATCTTCGGACCTGAAGACTTCGTGCCACGCAAGGGTGTCATGACTCGTTACGCAAAGCAGATGGTCCGACCCGATATGTATGGTCTGGTTGTCATTCGCGGTATGCTTGGAGAGCCAGGAGCCACTAGCTAAACACTAATACGATCGTCAAAATAAATATAAAGCCTTCGTCTTCGGACGGGGGCTTTCGTTTTGGGAAACTACTTATAGATGAATCGAAAAAGATTCGTCCCATGTTTAATGACATGATTATAAATGGAGGGTTATAAAAATGGGAACTAAAAGAGTAGGTTTGGCGAGAACCCAAGCATTAATTCAGAATTTGAAGAGAGATTTGAATATTGGTAAAACCAGATTCAAGCATAGTGGTACAGTGCCGACGTTAACCACTACCACCGCTGGTAATGGAACTACGGCAATTTCTGCCACATCAACAGATGTTGCAGGCGAACTTACATTCGCAGCTACATGGGCTGATGGTGACACTGTTTTGGTGACGTTTGCCGAGGCTTATGGTACCGCGCCAAAAATCATTTTATCAAATGCAGCCACCTTCACTGCCGCTGGAGTTTCGACTCTTGAGATTGACACCATTGCTGTTACCACCACAGGATTTACCTTGACTGCTAGCGGTACTTGTTCTGGTGTTTTAACTTACTTTGTAGTTGAAACTGCTTAACATTAACACTTAAAATATATTTTTATATTTTGCCCCCTCTTCGGAGGGGGTTTTCTTTTTCTTAAAAGAACACTATTTACTTATAAACCATAGAGGAGTTGTTATGGGCAAGAAAAGAAGAATTTTTCACAGTAAGGTAAAGTTTGGTAGAAAATACGCACACTTGGCTAAAAAAGAGCAAGTTCCAGAAGTTGAAGAAAAACAAATAGAAAGTCCGGACCCAAAAATTGAAGAAAAAATAAAGAATGATTCGACGGCACAACCGGCACTAAAAAAGAAACCGGCAAGATCAAGACGATCTGTAAGATCTAGAAAAAAATCCACAACAGTTAAAAATAAAAAAGTAACGCCTGTCAGCAACGAGTGACTCTGGGATTTTACAGTTTGTATAACTACTTATTATAGAATTACATTAGTCATAGGAACCTTTGTCGATGCCCGATATCTCACCAACATCTCAAACCAGCACGGTTATATTAACATCTACCGGATCAGCCGCACTGGTGGCAGCAGCGGTTCCATATGGCGTATACACCGGTTCATCTGATTTCTTAAGCGGCGCGTCTTTACAAGTAAACTACGTTTTTAAGAAATTAGGTGGCGATGTTGTTGATATTGAATTAACACCTTCCAACGTTTACGCGGCATATGAAGAGGCTGTACTTGAGTATTCTTATATTGTAAACCTTCATCAAAGTGAAAATATTATTTCAGATGTTCTTGGCATGACTACCGGCACATTTGATCATAAAGGCGACAGAATCACTGGTCCGGAAAGTGTAAACTTAAGTTTTCCCAGGTTCCAATTCGCATATGCAAGAAAAATTGGTGATGCAATTGCTACTGCTGGAGGATATGGCGGGACAACTCCTATCTATTCGGCGTCATTCGCAACTCAACAGAATAAGCAGGATTATAATCTTCAATCGATCGTATCCGGCGCTTCAGCTACAGGATTGGATGACATCGGTTCAGCCGTTAGCTATTCTGGCAAAGTAGGAAGAAAGAGAATCATTATTACGAGAGTTTATTATGTTTCTCCCCGCGCTATGTGGCGCTTTTACGGATACTATGGGGGAGTAGGTGTTGTTGGAAACTCATCGACATATGGACAGTTTGCGGACGACTCTACCTTTGAAATCATTCCAACTTGGCAAAATAAATTACAGGCGATTATGTATGAAGACTCAATCTATACAAGAACGTCTCATTATTCATATGAGATTCATAATAACAATTTAAGATTGTTTCCGTCTCCAGATCATTATGGTTTCGGTGATGGACTCAACGATCGTATCTGGTTCGATTTTTATGTTGATCATGAAGATGGATGGGAAGAGAATTCAGATGTTGATGATGGAGTGAAGGGAATTAATAACTTTAATACAATTCCTTTCGATAATATACCTTATGTAAATATCAACTCTATCGGGAAGCAATGGATCCGCAAGTATGCCCTAGCTCTTTGCAAAGAAATGTTAGGACAAATTCGCGGTAAGTTTACAACTATGCCTATTCCTGGTGAAAGCGTTACTCTAAATCATGCAGAGCTTCTGTCGCAAGCAAAAGAAGAACAAACAAACTTAAAAGAAAAACTAGTTGAAACCTTGCAGAGAATGAAATATAATGAGCTTGCGAAGAATGATGCGGAAATGGCAGATGCAGCCGAGAATGCATTAAGACACTCTCCTTTGCCAATATTTGTGGGTTAATATAAATGTCAGACGAATGGTCCAGACCAACAGCGCCTCCACCTCCCTTATTTTTAGGAAAGAAAGAGCGTAATTTAGTAAAGCAAGTCAATGATGAATTAATCGAAAAGATTATTGGTCAGCAAATATTGTATTATTCGATTGATGTGGAGCGAACCAACTTTCATTCTTTATATGGAGAAGCTATAGAAAAAACTTATCTTCCTCCGATTCGAGTATATGCCTTGATTGAATATACAGACTTTGTTACTGAATATATGGAAGGCGTTGGAATCGACAAAACCTGGGAGATTAACGTTCACTTTCACAAGCGACGTTTGGAAGAAGATCAGAACGTTTTTGTTAGAGAAGGCGACTTTGTGCTCTACAATGACAACTATCATGAAATAGTGAAGCTTACCCAGCCTAAGTTGCTATTTGGGCAAGACAACCAAGAATTTGAAATAGCTGCACGATGTCGTAGATCCAGAAAGGGAACGTTCGATGCTACCTAAAAACTTTAAATTTGCTATGATTCCTGCTGATGTTGATCTTACTCTTTCAGAGATTGGCATGTTGTCAAGTACCATCGAAACAGTCGATTACTCCATCGTAGAGTGGCTCACAGACGGTTTAAATTTAAGCGCAATGACTAATGAGGGGTGGAGAAAAGTTCCAGTCCTATGGCAGTCTCCGGAGCGCTCATTTCAAATAAAGAATGATTTAAATCTCAGAGATTCGGATGGAGCACTGAAGCTTCCAGTCGTAAGTATAGAAAGAACTAACATTTCTAAAGATCCTGAACGCAAGGGCTCATTTCAAGCCCATACGTACTCTACTGCTA